CAGCAACATTAGGATTATATAACAATTCGACTAATAATTCTCCTTGGAATATTGATAGTTCAGGAGTAGCAACATTCACCAATCTAACTTCAACAACTATTAATTGTCCTAATATAAATACTTCAAATTTAACAGTAGGCAATTCAATAACAAATCTTGCTGTAGTTAATGCAACTATTACAAACTTGACAATATTTAAACAAAATATTCAACCAATATTTTTAACAGCATCATCTTATTCTGTAACTGATGCGACACCTACGATGATATATTTGAGTTCATCAAGTAATATGACCGTTGGTTTTAATCCACTTTCAACTACTAATAATTATAATATATATGAGTTACGTATAACCACTTCTCCTATGGTGTCTTTCACAACTGGTGCAAGCGGTTGCATCATAATTGATCAACTAAATAATACTCAAACAACTATATCTAGTGGAACAAAAAATTATTTCAAATTTCAATATGTTTTCAGAAATGGGACCAACTATTATTATTTGTTAGCATAAAATATTATCTTTTTTATTAATATACAATATATACAAATGATTAAGACTAACAAAAAACTAATTACAAAAAATGAGGTTAAGCCCACTAAAGTTATTGATATCAATGCTTATACTAAAGAGAAATTAGCAGAAGATATAGCTAAACATACTAAATTAATTGATAAATTAGAAAAAATAATTGCAAATCATGAAAACGACTTGAAATTACAAGAAAATGATTTACTAAAGTTGAAAGATGAATTAATTCAGTTGGAAAAATTAAAACAATTTTTACCTTAAATTTATAGATGTTTGAGCTTGATTGCTGTCTCTTCATACGAGCAGTTAGATAATAGACACTTTCTAAGCGTCGCCAATCTTATATATTTAAGATGTTTAGCAGTTCTTATATGCTGCTGTTTATTAACATACGTATAACACCCACCGCAAGCGCAATTATGCTTTTCATTATTTTTAGCATAAATTATATCTTTATTCTGCTTACGATATTTATCATTATACTGCTTATGATATTCAATTTGGCCTAACTCATTTAATTTACCTTGATTTTTGCATTTATTAACACAATCCAATTGATTGGTCCAATGTCGTTCTCTTGCATGCAACTCATCTTTACTATCACACGGGTAACTTTCAATCAGTATAATATCATAATCATTATTTGATAATATATCAAATGAAGATACATAATGATATGTACCTTTCGAATAACATTTATAACTTGCTCTATGCTGTGCTAGACGTTCTGCCAATGTTTTTTTACATGTTGAACCAATATAAATTTTACCTGTTATATTACATTCGATTTTATAAATTTTTGCTTGTTTATAGTTAACCATTTGTATCTTTTTATAATCTTATTATATTATTATGTCTTTAAATAATAAAATTACCAGCCCATAATAATAAAATTGATAAATAATTCGGCGAGTATGGATTATCTTTCCATTTTCCTTTGATATTCAAAGCTCTATTTAAATATCTATCTCTATGCGCCAAAGCACGTTCTTTATCTATCTGTTTATACTTGGTATAATCCATATAGCCCATAGCTCCGAAATGAACAAATTTGTTAGTGTTTGGGTTTAGAATCATATACTTTTTATTTTTTCGACTAGATGGCAATAAGGTTACATCATTGCCATAATAGTGTTTTGCGATATGTAATACTTCTTTATAATTTGAAAAATTGGCCAAATCCATATATAAAATATGAATAGATAATAATTGAAAAACAGAAAAGCTGAAAAGTTGTGGAGTTTTGGGTTTTTCTTCTTATAGTTTCTATTTCCTAAGAGAAATAACTGAAAATCACACCAGTTTTCAGTATTTCTGTTTTTAGATTTGTCACTGAAAATAATAGAATAAAGATATAAATATTTATTAAATAATAATAGTTTGTAGTAAAAACGTTTTTGAGTAGATAGTGATAGAGTAGAAGAAGTATTTGAGTAACAATGTGATGATAAAGAAAGATAGGTTCTAACTGATTGATAATGATGATAGTATATTCAATAATTAGAAGCATTTAATTGGAATTAAATAAAGATGTTTTTTTGAATCATTTCAAATTATTGCTCCTAATTATTGAATTCAAAATAAAGATGTTTTAAAATGAATTCCTTTTTAAGGCCCCAAAAATCCATCTATAAAATATGAATAGATAATAATTCAAAAACAGAAATACTGAAAAGTTGTGACGATTTGGGTTTTTCTTCTTATAGTTTCTATTTCCTAAGAGAAATAACTGAAAATCACACCAGTTTTCAGTATTTCTGTTTTATGATTTGTTTGTGAAATAATACAATAAAAAGATATAAATATTAATTAAATAATAATAGTTGTACTAAAAACGTTTTAAGAAGATGGAGATATAGTCATGATAAGTGAATTATATTTAATATATATAATTAAATGACTTAAGAAATTATAATATATATATATAGTATATATATAAGAAATGGTTAGAAAAGATCCAGTAAAAATTGTAAACACTCCAAATTATACTAAAAAAACAGTAACAATCAGACCAGATAAAGATAATGAACTATTTACTTTCAGTCAAATTAGAAACTATTGTGAAGATGTATCAAAAACATTGAGTATAGATGATAATATGGTAGTTACAGGATTGAACATACTAAAAAGTTCCACATTGAAAGGATATGATGACAATTTTATATCTGATGAAGATTGGAATGATTATTCTCAAGGAAAAGTGAAAGATAGTGAAAAATTTAATAATTTTTATAATTTTACAATCACGATTAGAAGTTCTAATAATGTCATAAATAAAAATATCTTTAATAAGAATTAAAATAAGTTTTATATAATATAAATACATTTAATATAGTTTACAATATATTAAATTAAAAATGACTTAAGAAATTATATATACATATAGTATATTATAAAACAATGGAATATTATTTTTATTATGAACTATCAAAATCTTCAAAAGAAGCGCTAACCTATAATTATACAACAAAGAAGTTCAAAACTATGTTGATGCATGATGTGTATAGACTAGATCGGCATTACTTTTTACCTATTGGATATGAACCTAGTAAAGAAGGTTTAAAAAAGTTTGCAAATGATTTCTTTATTGCAGTCAATAAATTAAAAGACAATGAAGTATTTACATTTGATTATTTGAAATATAGATCACATGAATCAGCAAGTATTGAAACATTTAAAAAGCTTTGCAATGGAAAATATGAAGATATGGATGAAATTGATTCAATAGAGTATGAATGGATAGAATCAAATAATAATGCTGGTTTAAATTATTGCTCACCTGGTAAATATGATTGTTATGGCTATGATTATTCAAGTCAATATCCATCCATTTTAGCATCAGAGCAATTTGAAATACCAACAAAAAAAGGTATTCAAAAAACAATAACAAGCATAGATTATAAAAAATTAGAAGTTGGATATTATAAAGTTAAAGTAACAAGCAATGATGAACGATTTAAAAAAGTATTTGGATTTTCAAAAAAGCATGTATATACACATACATCATTAATGTTTGCAAATATGTGTAAATCTAAAGAAGGATATAATATTGATATGGAATTAGTAAAAGAAGAAAATAATTGTTATATCTATGGGAAACATAAAAATGAAAATATTACTAAAGGATCAATTATATTTGGAAAATGGTTTAAATATATGTTTGATTTAAAAGAATCATATCCGGAATGTAAAGTATTAATAAAGTTAATTACATCTTCTTTATGGGGAAGATTGGCTGAATATCACAAATTATTCAAAACAGATGAAGAAATTATGGATGAAAAGTTAGATGTATCTTTAACATATGATCCAAATCATAAATATTATATTAGATCAACTAAAATCAATAAACAAGGCAATGATTTGTGTGAATTAATACATTGTAAAAAACCATATCATTTTAATATTGCACGAATAAAGTCATTTTTACTATCGAAATCCAGAGAAATGACAGGTAAAATTGCTATAAAATATATTGATGATGTAGTGAGAATCTGTACTGATAATATAACTTTCAACAAAGTTCATGATGATGTTGTATTTCAAGCTAATACATTTAAGCTTACAAAAGAAGGCAAAACAACCGGCAAAATAAAATGGAAGTACACAACTTGCTACAAAAATTATACAACTAACTATGAAACAAAAAATTATGATAATGATAGTAATGATTCTGATGATGAATACTAATTATTATTTCTTCTTCTTTTTCTCTTTACATTCATCTTCATATTGTTGAATATATTCATCTAACCCATCTTCTAATAAATTAGTTTTGGGTTCCCATGTTGAGTCTTTTTTTAGCGATTTTTTCCACCAAACCAAATAGTAGATGATCTTCTTTTCAGTCTTTTTATCAATTATTTGTCTGACAACGAACTTTTCATCTGTTTCATTTTCAGCTAAAATTAGTTCTGCTTCTGCATATGATACATTTGGCAGTGTATCTAAAATATACCTCCATGGATTAGGACTTGAATAGCATAATACTTGAATTATTTTTCTTGGAATGTTTTCAAAGCGGTTATCGCCCTGTCTAAATTTTCCATTATGTAATTTACGACTAAACTTATTTAAAGGTACTTCAAGACGTCTAAAAACTAAATCACCAACTTTGTATTTTGGTATATTATCCATATTAATGTCTTTTGGTACATACTTATTCAAATCCGCATCTATTGGGTGTTTTTTAATATTATTAAATTCTTTTCTAAATTGATCATTAATTATATCTGTCCACTCACAATAATCTTTATTTAGTTCCATACTTTTATTCTGTAAATATGTCATGATAAAACGCCCTATTTGTTTATTTAAATTTTCAACACTGCCCATCTGTTTGTGACGATCAGGTAAAGACCATAAATGCAATATATTATTATCATACATGTATTTATCAACCACTGATTTAAATTCACCTCCTGAATCAGTTCTGATGGATGCTTTTGGTATGGTTAAAATATCTCTTTTAAATATCTCTTTAAATGCTTTCAATACTTCTTCAGATGTTTTTGATTTCATTGGTTCAAAGTCACAATAATTTGAATATAAATCAACTACACATAATAATCGATTGTATCCTTTTGATGTTTGTGGAATTTCTAAGATATCAGCTTCATAATTATAGCCTTTTTGAGGAAATATATTATCTTTTACTTTGGGATAACGATATTTAATTGGTTTGGTATATGTTTCATCAATATTCATTTTTTGTAGAAGCTCTTGCATAGGACTTAATTTTTTAATATCTGACATTGTCTGTTTATATATATATAAAGATCAAAATATTTATCAAAATAATAAAATTAATAAAATGATTTAAGGATAAATTATATATAGCTTTAATATAGAAAAATGGAAAATATTAATATTAATCAAGAACAGATAATTGATACTAAAAGTAAAAAAAAAGTGTATAATTCAACTTATTATACAAAACATAAAACTAAATTACTAGAAAAGTTAAAAGAGAAAAAAACATGCACGGATTGTGATAAATTTATTTCTCTATCAAATTTCTCTAGACATAAGAAAACATGCAAATTAAAAACCATTGGTGATTGTCCCTGTGCTTCTATCTAGATTAAGTTCACTTTGGTAAGTAATCATGTAGTAGAAATCATAAGATAACCCAGCAGCTCCATCAACTTGAAAAATAAGCTGAAATGACTTCATTAATGAGTCTGTTATTTCATCTGTGCATTTCATTAAATTAATTGAATAGACATTATAACCATTTTCCCACATGCTTTTTGATATTTGGCCTGAAAAGAATTTACTTTTTAAGCTATTTCCATTTATATCTGCCATGATACTTAAGGCGTTGTTGTTGTAGAACTGATAGTTGAAATTTTGGCTTTCACTGAATATGTTGCTGCCTCCTATTTGTATGTTGAAATTTTTCAATCTGCAAGGTGTACAAGTGATTGGAGCGGATGATATTGGTGAGTTAAAGGGGCTTGGAAAAGCTGCAGTTGGACTAGATAAGAACGGTATAATATATAATGTTCTCACTCTAGACAATTGAACATTAAATAATCTTGATACTTGTGTACCTTGTACTTTATTCAAATCAGAATCAACATAATAATCCATATATTTCAATGAATATTGTGGATTTTGAACAATATCTTTAATATAATCATTATTGTAATTTACTGCAGGAAGGAAGATTCTGCACGGATTTCCTGATGAACCTGGAAAGTTTGTAGCCAGTTGGCCAGTTTGATTTTGCCATCCGATACATGCTCTGACTGTCATTGTTCCGTTAATAGCACCAGTACCTCCTGTTTTTAATCCCGTAGTTCCGTCAGTACTTGGGTTTGCTAATAAAAATGGACAGCAATGACCTACAACCTGTTGACTAGTTACAAGATTTGCAGCTGTTTGATTTGCAATTATTCCATTATACCTTACTGTATATGAATTTTCTTTGGAAATATTCGATTGCATTCTTAATTCAAAACCAGTACTTGATGCAACTGATGGTAATTGTTTAAAAAAGTCATGTAATTCAGATAATGGAATGATTGCAATTCCTTGGTAACAGAGGCCATCAGTTCCTTGATATACTAAACTACATTGATTTTCATTATTTAAAAGATTTGTTGATCCTGTTGAACTTTGTGCCCCTGATGCTAATAAAAAATTACCTAAGGTTGAATTAGCTGAATTGGTCATATCAATATTTGATCTTGCACATCTAGTTAAATGGCCTTGATTAATAAGAGTACTTGGTTTACCGCCTTGAGTTATCAAACCAACTTGTAAGTTTGTGATATTATTATATTCTCCCATTAATGCATTGTATCCAATTGAATTACCTATATCCCATGCATGACCTAAAATATCACCATATAACTTAAATTTATCTGCACCATATTGTTTAATTCTTTCATTCATTGCAAGATGGTTATAATAAGAATTTCTTGTGCATGAAACACCATTAAATTTTACTGAAACCCAATCCATCAAGCAAGCATTTGATTTAATACTTAATGCGTTTGCATTTACTGGATCCACCGAAATGTTTAGCAGTGTTCCATCTGGTACTACAGTAATCGTATAAGGTACAGCAAGATAAGCTTGAGACCATGCATACATTTTATCAACGCTACTTCCGATGATGCTTACGTTTGTGAAATTAATATAGCCATTTGCGTAATTGAGCTGATTTATGTCATTTATATATATCCATTGGCAATCGCTGATTGGATAACTATTTTGTTTTTCTATTTTATCGTCTTGATAGTGATAATCAAATAAAGAATTTGCCATGTTGTTTAATATAACTATACTATAGATAAAAAATTATAAATTATATGGAACAATAATTTATAGTATATTGAAAGAAGAAGTTTTAGTTTATTTTTTTATAGTATTGATATGAAATTTTGTTTTATTGTGAGTAGTTTTATTGACATAAAGCTTACCACATACATCACAAGATTTTTTCTCTGAATAGCGTTCTTTATGGGCTTGTTTATAAGCTTTATCATATTCAGCATGATACTTTTTCATATATTCTTTTATTTCATCTTTGTGGTCTTCAACATATTTCTTCATATATTCTTTTTTGTAATTTTTTCCTTTTTCAATATCTAATGTTTGACAATGTATATTCATATTGGCGTTTAGTAATTCATAAAAATGTCTTTCTCTTGAGCATGCTTCATTTTTATCATTACAAGGATATTTCTCTATTTCTATCATCGTCCAATTTTCCCAACCACCATTATCTCTTATTGTTTTATATATTTTAAGATTGTAGCTGTGATGATTAGGACAATTACATACCCCTTTATGTGATGCTTTCCGTTTAGTAAAATCAGTCGTATGTCCTACATAAACATCTTTTACATTTAAATTATTACAAACTATTTTATATATGATTGTGTTTTGATAATTAATTTCTTTTCTAGGCATTTTCTCTTATAATATCTTATAGTGTCTTATCTTTAAGTGTCTTCTATTAAATTATGTGGAACAATAATTTATATATATTATATTTAAAACAAATTGCAGCTTCTTACAATCGTAGCCTTATATTGCGTTCTTTTTTGTCAGTATTAAAGTTTAGTTTGCCTAAATGCGATGACATACTACCACCAAATATTACGCTTGTCCCTAAAGGTTTAAAAGCAGATCTAGATAAAACACTACTTTGCGTTCCAAGACCAGCTATAGATGTACTTGGGTTATTTACCTGTGATGCTATTCGTCTAATTGTATTATTTGTTGGAGTTAACGATCCTCCTACTTTGTGATGATGTAAATAAATATCTCCGTGTGTTAAATAAATGTCTTTCATTTTCTTTATATTATATTAGCAGATATTATTTTTATATATTATTCAGATTGGATTATTTAAAGCCTTTAAATGAAATTGTGATTTAATATGCTGTGACTTTGAACGACAGAAATGCTCTCTGCCACATATATCACAAATACATTTTCTATTGATGTGTTCTTTATTTGCATCTCTATAAGATTTACATTGTGCAAGAATGGCTTCTTTATTCAATTCATGATATTCTTTTTGATGTTCTCTTAACTTGTCTTTGTTCAATTCATAGTATTCTTTACATCTTTCCTTTTGATTTTCCATACGTTTTTCAACATTAAGAGTGGGGCAAATCGTATTTAATTTCGCATTTAATAATTCATACCAATACCTTTCTCTTGAACGTGCTTCGTTGCAATCATTACAATAATATTTTTCAATTTCGATCATACTCCAGTTTTCCCAATTTCCGTTTTCTCTGATACTTTCATACACTTTCAAATTACGTTTTGTTGAATTATGATTTATACAATCATATTTATGTCGTGCT